GCTCTATCTTTGGAGCAACAATAGGCTCATCGTTTGCAACCTGCTTCGATACATGACGAACCGCCAATTCCACACTTCTAGGTATTTTTTTCTCCCCACTCTCGTAATAACAATACATGCGATGACTCAAGCCAAGTATGCTCGCAAAAGCAGCTTGACTCTTGCCCATCGTGGTGCGCTCCCGTATAAGGTCGCCGCCTCCCCACATGCTGTGAGATGTTTTGGCTTTACTGGGCATCCACAACCTCCAACATTCCATGACGCATCATGTCTTCAGCGAAAGCTTCAACAGTATCGTAACGAACAGGCTTGCCGCTCCAGTCACAAGCAAGAGCAGCGGCTGTCTTTACCCACGCCTCATGGTCTGGGTCAGGAGAACGATGCTCCATGCGCCACGCATCAATAAAGCCATCAGGGCCTGTAGAGGTGAACTCAATAGGATCACCGCCGATTTTAAGTCTATACTTAGTCATAGAACCCTCCTTGTTTGTCTATATGTTGTATATGGGGCAATCATTGCAAAAGCGCAAGGATTTTTTTTGCAAAATTTTTTGGTGATTGTTGGTGTGAAACACGGCGTAGAGCGTCTCCCCTTGTCAACCAGAAAAAAGGGGGGTGCCATACCCCACCCGATCCCGATCCTGTTTTTATGTTTAGGGCTTAGGGTACCTGTAAAAACTAGGCAAAGAAAAACCCGCGACTAGCGCGGGTTGATCCGGTTGGTTGGTGGCTGGCGATCAGGTCAACTGATCGCGCCGTTCATTGAAATATTCAAACGTCACATCATCCAAGCCAGCCCATATGGATGACATGCCGCGCCTGTTTTCTGGTAACAGTCCGCCATTGTCGCGCTGGCGGCGTTCGATTGTTTCAGGCACCATGTAACCGTTCAAGTCATATTCGCCATTAGACGCGCCGTATGTATGGCCGAAGGCTTGTTGCGTATGGCAAACAACCGTCTGATCGCCATGATCGCGGCGCATTTCAGATATGCGAGCGCGTATCGTTTGAGCCGTCCAGCCGGTGGCATCCATAAGCTCGCGAGTGGTTGCGCCATTCTCGCGGCGTATTAGAGACCATACAACGCCAATGCGCGAGCTGGCGCGATATGGTTGCGCTGGCGTTGGCATGGTGGTTATGCCTTGCGCGTTATAATCGACACGGTAATGATCAGAATGACGAAACATTGTGTTGATCAATTGGCACCATGCGGCAAGCTTATTGACGTCCATTGTCGCTTGGTGCTGGCGGAATTCAATCGTGCCGCGCGTCCAGACTGCCATATTGACAGCATAAAACTTGCCGCCAATTAACCGTGACATTTCATCCGCAGATGATGCCGCCATGAATTCATCATGGCGTCTGCCGTTAGGCGCGATATGATCCAGCCGTTGCGCATAACGGTTGGCGCGGCGTGATGATGGCAGAATGCTATTGATCGCGTCAAAATGCTCGGCATAACGTGCGGTGACGTCTTTTGCTAATACAAGCGGCATAACGTCCGCGCAACAATCATCGCTTGGCATGTAAAAGGCGTTGCGATCGCGCATTAGCTGTTTTGATTGCAACCAATGTTCGCGCGGCGTCATGCCTTTGATAGCGCGGTTGCCGATATGAACATGACCGCCAAGATCGCGCCGCGCGACACTGCCGCCGTTTTCTTCAATGAATGCAAACAAGCGGCGCAGATCATCACTAACGCCACCGCGCATTTCAATATCAAATGGCGGTGTTATTATTTCAGCGTCAACCACTGGCGTGCCGTCATATTCAACACGCACCCAATCGAAACCGGCAGATTTAAGCTTGCGATCCCATGTGTTATAGGTGCCGCCGCCAGAAATTTCGAGTTCATAACCGGCAGTCAAAAATGTTTCGTTAGTTAGATAAGTCATTGTTTTGGTTTCCTTTTTTTGGTTTCGGCAATGGGCTGATCCCCTTGCCTTGCATATGATTATATACACTTATGCAATGGTTGCAAGCGCTGAATGCGAACAATTGTGCGGTTTTTCACAAAAAAAACGCCAAGATCTGGCAAAAATCCAAGCGCTTCCGGGGCCAGCGCCGGGGACTCCGCCCGGGAAACCCGAACAAATCCCGACCCCGAGTCCCGAATCCCGAACAAAAAAAGGGCCGAGTCCCGAAGAACCCGACCCCGAAAGCCCGATGTGTTGTTGTTTATTGCCACTCCGCGACTACCTGCTCCCCGACAATGTAGGTGTACATATTTACAACCTTCTCTGGGTCTGCCAGGTCTGTGGTCACTTCACCGAAGTTATCTTGCTCGTATTCTTTTACAATACGGATTACATCAAACGCTTTTGATCCCATCCACTGTTCTGCTTTGTACGTCCCAATGATGTAATAGTCTGTATTAAAGCACTCATGGTGCCATTCGTCTTTGTTGTTTTGTAGCCACTCGCGGTCTTGTTCGTTCATCCAGTCAGTAAAGTGTTCTTTGACTTCTTCATATTTGTAAGGTTTGTTCATGACACCCTCGTTTGTTTTGGTTTACTCATTATGTATAGCAACCATTGCAACACTCGTCAACAAGAAAAACACAACAAAGTAAAAAAAAAATAGCTTACTGCTTTGCCGGTATAGGAGGTTAGTTCCGGGAAGAGAGCGAACAATTGTTCGGGTTTAGGCCCGGGACAAAAAAATGGCAGCACGGGGAAACCAACCAAACCGTGCTGCCACCAGATCAGGGACTCGTCCGGTCATCCCCGATCATAAATTGTTCGTGTTACTTGACTCGTGCTGCTGCAATCCCAGTGACCATTGTCAACGCAAAGATCATAATGATGCCTGCGTGGATAAAGAATGATCCCGTTACTGCTGGGTCTGGCTCTACTCCTGTAATCAAGCAGACACCGATGAACCCGATACCTGTGAGTGTGTTTCCTAGCTTACGCATACTTACCTCCTCTATTTTAATGCAGCCAGCGGAGGTATGGACGTATCCATATGAACCCTCTATCCGCTGACCTAGCCACAATTACAATCACCTACCGGCGTTGTGCTTTTGGCTTACTCATTATATGTAGCAACTATTGCAGATGGTGTCAACAAGAAAAAGAAAAAAAATAAAAAAAAGATTCAGGCTGCTGAAGATCTTTTTTCCGAGCTGCGGGCCGGGGGCAAACAGAACAATTGTTCGTATTCAGGCCCGGGGACGGAAAACCCCCGGCACGGAGGAGAGTGTACCGGGGGCAGACCAAGGGAGGAGTCAATGATTCCTCGATTCGGCCCGGGAGTCAACCCCGAACCCGAACAATTATACGGATCCCGAAGGCCCGACCCCGGGCAGCACCGAGTCCCGTTGGAGAATAGCGCCCGCAAACCCGCAGAAACCCTAGCCCGAGTCCTCGAAAAGCCCGACTCAGGCCCCGAACCCGAACAAATCTACGCCTATAAGGCCCCGAGCAGACCCCGAAGACCGACTCCTCCCCCCGCACGGGGTGTGCGGTACTATTTTACCGTATCCTCTGTATCTTCTACTATATTTTGTGTCTCATGTTCGATAACGTCTACATCTGGCGTTACGTTCACCATACGAGACTCAGCCAAACGCTTGAACTCCGCCAGTTTGTCGGCAATTTGTTCTTTCGTTTGTGCTGTAATATCCTCCTTGACAACGTGCTGTTTGTTGATAAGTAGCCCTGCTGCCTTCAGACGCAATTCTTCAGCCCGAATTGCTTCGCTAAATCTTCCGTTCTCCCACGCTTGATCCCTAAGCTTTTTTAAATCCCGAACAGATTTGTCTATCGTTACCCCAAACTTCGCATTGGCCTCTAGCCTCATCTCTTGCAGACGCTCTGCCACCACGGGGCTTTTAAGCAGCCGTACAGCCGACACCGATGCGTTCTTGTACCCTGCCTGCCTAGCTGCCTCTGTCTGTGTCATGTCCTTGTGCAAGTAATTGTTCAAGAACTCCTGCTGTATAGGCTTTAGTCTCTTGTACCCAGCAAGGCGCATTTCTTTTGGCAAGTCCTCTCCGACCTTTGGCATGCTGCCCTCCTAGAAGCTTATATGGAACACGTTGCTGTGTTCATCATCTGGATAATACATATTGCCTTTCAT